CAAAAGAAGATGTTATGGAATGGTTAAGTAAATTATGAAGCTAAGAGATTACCAAGAAAAAGCAGCCGACTTCTTGTACGAGAACGACCGCGCCATGATCCTTGCTCCAGTTGGCGCAGGAAAGACAGCGTTAACGTTAACTGCCATGCAATCTATGACTGTTAACAAATATGTTAAGCGTTGGTTAGTTCTTGCCCCTAAGCGTGTTTGTACTGACGTGTGGCCTGTAGAACAACTTAAATGGGCTACAGGGTTAACCCTAAGTATTGCAGTAGGTACACCTGCCGAGCGTCTTAAAGCGCTGCGTAGTAAAGCTAATGTTGTGGTCGTCAACTATGACAACATCCAATGGTTATCTGAGCAATTTTTAGACTTTGATGGAATTGTGTTTGATGAACTAACCAAGCTTAAGAACCCATCAGGCAAGCGCTTTAAATCATTGGCTAAGGTAGTTGATAACATTAAGACCCGTTGGGGTTTAACTGGTAGCTTTACTAGCAATGGTTTAGAAGATGTCTTTGGTCAATGCAAGATAATTGATCAAAATCTATTAGGACGTGCCAAAGGCGCATTTATGCAACAGTATTTTGTTTTAGTTAATAAAGACTTTGGCGAATGGGAACCACGCGTAGGCTCATTAGCTCAGGTCATGGCTCGGATTAAGCCTGCAACATTTTTGTTAGACGCTGGCGAATACGCTGACAAGTTGCCGCCATGCCATGTGGTTGAAATGAAATGTGATTTAGTTGACCGCGCCCCATACGAGAAAATGAAGAAGGATTTTGTTATTGAGTTTAAAGACGTGCAAATTACCGCCGTCAACGCAGGTGTAGTTACAGGCAAATTGCAACAGATGGCAGGCGGTTGGGTCTATGAAACAGTTACAACAGCCTCAGACACACCTGGTCGCATGAATGTGAGCAAGACGCCTATATGGTTTAGTCATCACAAATTTGATATGTTGGATGAATTAATTGAGGAAAACCAACACGCCAATACCATCATTGTTTACAACTACATTGAAGAATTGGCTGAACTTAAGCGTCGGTATCCTAACGCACAAACAATCAATGACCCCAAGGCTATTGAGCGTTGGAATGATGGCAAGACTGAGTTGCTATTGATTCATCCTAAGTCAGCCGGGCATGGTCTTAATCTTCAGCATGGCGGTAGCAAGATGGTTTTTGTATCTTTGCCTTGGAGCCTTGAGTTGTACGAGCAGACAGTAGGCCGCCTGCACCGCAGCGGTCAGAAGCATGATGTATGGGTTTACCTTTTGCTTACCAATAAAACTATTGACGAGCGTATTTGGGCTGCATTAAATGATAAACGCGCAATATCTGACATTGCATTGGAGGAATTGAAATGAGAGATGAATGGAACGCTGGCTACGAAAAAGGTCGGGATGACTACTGTTGCAACGGCGATTGCAACCAGGGTAGGACTTGCCCGTTACGCACAAAGACACTAACAGATGAGGAAATAGGCGAACTGATTGGTCAATACAGCCATTACGAAAATTGGGAAGGTTTTGCTAGAGCAATATTAAGAAAGGCGCAAGAGAAATGAGTGCAAATGAACTAGCTGGTTTGATGGAACTAGCACCTACTTATATTCAGTATCGTAAAGAAGCAGCCGCCATGCTACGCAAACAAGCAGAAGAAATAGAGTATTGGAAATCTGCTTTTGAACGGGCTATGACTTTGAACGACCAAGTTAAATATTTAGAAGCGCAGGTGTACGGGGGAACAACAAAATGAAATTAATTGAAGAAGCATTAAAACTAGCTAACGATATTGACGAATACGCACCAAATACTAATATTGCCACCATTATTCGAGAACTTGTACAAGTTATCGTACAACAAGAGAAAGTTATAAATGAAACGATTACAGCTTCTAAAAGCAAAACTAAAAGCAGCAAAAGCTGAAAGCATTATCCGGCATAGGACTTACAACGCCGCAGAACGTGCGGTTATTAAGTTAGGGAAAACCATTACTGAATTAGAAAGGAGAATTGACCATGAGCAAACTAAGTTGGCGTCAACTAAATGATGTTCTTTGTAACATGAACGAAGCCGATATTTGGTCAATGTTGGAGGCCGAACGCTTTGGCGAGAAGCGGGCGTCTGTATTACAACGCCTACATCAACGCTATAACGTATTACGTGTATCACGCGAACGTATTGAACTTTTAAAGGAAGCGAAGAACCCATGAGCGACCATGACGCTGTAAACCATCCAAAACACTATACAAGCCATCCAAGTGGGGTGGAATGTATCCAGATAACCGAACACATGAGCTTTTGCCTTGGCAACGCCGTTAAGTACATTTGGCGAGCAGACGAAAAGCATGACGCCATCGAAGATTTACGCAAAGCAAAGTGGTACATAGAGCGAGAGATCGCAAGGAGATTGAAATGAAAAAAGTGATAATGATGTTGTTGTTAATTAGCAACAGTGCTATTGCCCAAACAACATACCTATACGGCGCCCAAGGGCAAAGCTTAGGTACTGTCATGCAATCAGGCAATACGCAATACTTTTATGGCCCACAAGGTGAAAGCCGTGGCACCGCCATGCAGTCTGGCAATACAACGTATGTATACGGCGCACAAGGTCAAGCTGTAGGTACCGTAATGGCACCTGCGTATATACCAATGCCATATACCACGCCCCTCTATAATCCATCATCCATGACACCTATTTATGACTCGATATTTGGACGATGACCCTAAGAACCTGCAATAACTGCCAACAACGTAAAAATAATGCAACTGGCAGCGTAGTAAATAACCCAGGCGGTCTAACTTACAAATGGTTTTGCCAAGACTGCACCACGAAAAGGAATCAAAATGAACTCAATAAAAAGATTATGGTTAGTATTAGTCAACCCACCAGCAGCGATGGTTCTTGCTAAAAAAGAACTTGAGTCTGCCCGGCGCAGTTATTTAGAGAACAAGACCCATCAGGAGTATTACTCAAACCTATGTTCGTTTGATAGCCAACGGATTACACGTCTTGAGAAGTACATAGAGCCAAATGAGTAGTTGGCTAATTATTGTTACAGGAATAATTTATGCGTATATTGCCGTTGAGCAAGGATTCAAAGGTAACTTGCCTATGTGTATTTGTTACGCTTGCTATGCTGGCGCTAATGTGGGCCTGTATATGATGGCTACTAAATGAGCTTTACCATCTATACGCATGATGGCATGAAGGTTATTCAATGGTTCTTTAATATAGATGAACTTATTAAAGCAATGTTAAATAACCCCAAAGATAGTTATCACCGAAATTTCTAATGTCCTATTTTTGCATGACTTTTTATTAAAATTTCATGCAGTTACAAGCGTTTTCAAAATAGGTTAGAAATTTCCCGATAGGGAATAATTGCTTAAAAATGTAGCATATATTGTATAAATTTCCCGATAAGGAAACTTTACAATCAATGACCAATACCTTTACAATCCGTTGGCAAAACTTTACAAATACCGACAATATGTACATTTTTTGCTGATTTTTATACATATAGGTATCAATATGTATACGCAATCAATACTTATAGGTTACAAAGTTATACAAATGTATAACAAAATGTTTAACTAATTACACAATTACCGACAATTAGTAACATAAAGGTTACCTATAATTCTAGCGGATCAAGCCCTAATTCATCAGCCACCATTTTGCAGCGGTTTCTAAATGGTTTGCCATGCTGCGCCCATTTAGCTCCTTCTTGGCGATGAAAACTCATGTGGATCATTTCGTGAGCTAGTGTGGTGACAACGGTGTAATAATGCCCGCACCGTCCAGATGAAATGGTAATGGTATGCTCAAAGTCCTCGCCCGTATCGTATAGGTAGGTTCCCATTAGCTCCGGGTCAGATGTAACTACAAAATCAATTTCTTCAGGTAGTGGCATCTTCCACTTAGTAAATGGATAGCAGCAATACAGAGAAGCGTATAGGTTTTTGACAACCTCTGAGGTTAGCTTCATGTTTATACGTTGTTTATACAACCTCTAAACTCAAATTCACCATTTTGCTCGTCGCTGACCATAATCATCTCTGGCATTAACATCCTGCCCTGGTCAAACGAAAGCATTACAAACCCGCTACGCCAGTCTTTTGGGCCATCTTCGCAATACTCAAACGTAGGTGACATAGGATCAGCCAAACATCCGGTCTGAACCCCCCACCAGTGACCTTGATAATTTGAAATCGGTTGGCAAGCGAGAACGTGCGTATGACCTGTAATAATGTTGGTATTGCCTGCGGCTATCAAATTACTATACCCAGCAGAACGACCGCCTTTATGCCGATGCTTGATTACCGTATCTTCGCCAATCCAAAAACTCCAACAAGTTTCCCAATTAGGAAAATGGTATTTAAGGCTAAAACCATCTACGCCGCTGTACTCAGGCACTTTATTAACCAACCAAGCCTCGTAGCGCATATCGTGGTTACCTAGTGTCCATATTAATCGGCAACCAGCAGGTCTTACTTTTTCAATTTCATCTAAATGATAACGGCAGGCGTTAAGTTCGTCTAAGACACTAGGCTTCTGATCGTAGTTAATGCTTGGGAAACGGCTTAAAACCTGCCCATCGAAGGCGTCGCCGTTGCAGATGATCACCTGTGGCTTAAACTCTTTAATCATCACCAAGAGGGCTTTAAACGCCGTGGTGGTGGTATCAGTAAAATGGGCGTCTGAGAACACTATGACGCGTTTGACCTTATCAACATCAATACCCCTACGGACATTGTGCGCTGCTAAATCTATTTTCTTTTTTTCTTTTTTTGGATCACGCATAGAACTATGCGTATCTAAAGTTATCCCGTAGCGTATTTGTAGCGTAGCCCGTCTATTAAGAGCGCTTCTAGGGTTTATACCTAGCTCTTTAGCAACTAGCGTAGGAGAGCCTAATCGTTTCCAGCACTCTATAAACTTTTTATCTTCTTTTTTAGATATTTGCATATACGCCTAGTAGAATTTTGCCAATTAAATCAGGCAATTATGACAACTTAGTTACGCTACTGTACCACCCGCGTCTTTATAAGCTGTAATTAATTTATCTAGTTTGTTTTCATGCTGACCATAACCAGCGCCAGGCAATGAAGCCCAGATGTTTTTGACCTTATCAATTGCTACATTGATGTAGCCTTTTTCAATATATTCCAATGCACCGCGTTCTCTAATTTGCTGTATAGCAATTAAGTCTTGAGATAAAGGGCTAAAGTTAGGTAGGTTGAGTTGTTTCTTATAAGCGTCGTAATAACGGCTTAAGAGTTGGTATCTCCCCGCCGCCGTGGACGCAAGGCCGGGACGAAGCCATACCAATTTTCTAGGATGGTCGTCATAGCTTTCAAATAAAGCCCCACCCACAATGACATTATAACCATTGTCACCCTTTCCAGCAGTGCCTTCAGACACCGCAATCATATCGAGAAAAGCCTGTAAATTTGGACTCATTTGACTTCAAGTTGCTGTCGTAACCAATCTTGCAACGATACTAATTGCTGCGTTGTATAGGCGCAAGCAAGTTCAAGGTTGGTGGCTTTTCCATCAATACCGATGGTGGATTTGGTAACGGCGGACATTGAACCGCTACTGGGTTGGCGCAACCCACCATAAACAGACTTAAGAGCAGACAACTTAGCTTGGTACTCATTTTCAATTCCTTTATTGACTAGCGTTTGTTGCTTGGCAATGGATTCGTTTTTGGCTTGTTGAACTTTAGCCACCGCTTCAACTTCTGCTTTGAAGGCCACCAAATTCCGATGCTCATAACCCCAGCCCAAAAGCAAACCAGCCATAAAAATACCTGCCAGAATTGCGATTCGTACATACGAAATCATTTTGCGGCGAGAGGCTGCGTAGTGACCATTCTTAGCGTTGCTACGATAACGCCGATAATAATCATAATTAAGCTGAAGTATTGCGCTGGGATTAGGTCTTTAAGATAAATAGAGTTATCCATCAAAGCCCCAAAAAGCACCAATAAAACAGAAAACCACATCGTTTTGGACTTTAACGCGCCCATTATGTTAGCCATCATTTATCAGCCTTTTGGTCTAATTTGTCCAAAATACGTTGCAAAGTAGCCTCTAACTTATCAAACTTAACGTCTAAATCTACTTTGCGAACATAATTTGTTGGTAACGAAATTTCAATATCTTGAACATCTTGCTTTAATTGCTGAACCGAGTCCCATATCTGGCGACACCACCAACCAACGCCGAGAGCTGCGCCAGCACCAAGTAAGTTAAATAAATATTGCCAATCCATGATTTACCTCGCAAGTGCATTTACGTTTTGTGATTGCTGGGGTGCTAAAGCATTTGCAGGCATTTCAGGTACTTCTGCTGAAACACCCATAAGGGCTTTTCCAACCGCAGGGTTCTTAGCTACGGTGTTGATTTTAGCCCAAGTATCAGGATCGCTTATAGCTTTTAGAACTTTAACGCGGTCTTGTCCAGGTAACAATGCAAGCAATTCGTCAAAAGATTTAGCGCTTTCGCCAGCTTTGGCAATTTCTTTGATAGTTTTTTCACCAACTTTAAGACCTAATACGTCAAGCATCTTATTGGCTGTAGTAGCAATGACGTTAAAAATGTTAGGCAAACGATAGTTTGGCAATTCGTCTTTAAGCAATTTAGTTGCTAATTGTTGACCAGCAGAAATTTGTTTACCAACAGACGCATCCGTAGCCAATTGATCTGCTACACCGCGAACTGTTTGCAACTGCTCAGGCGTCAATACTTCAGCCAAAGATTCATAGCGAGGCGCACCTTTACCGCCAGCACGTTTAAGCATAGCAGTTTCGCCGCGGCCTAATACATTAAGGAATGGGCCAATACGCTCACCGCCGCCTGGCTTCTCCAACACAGACGCCATTTCTTTAAGCACTTGCGCTTGGTTAACTGGCGCAGATAAATCAGAGAATATAGTTCTAGCTTCTTTATATTCAGGTACTTTAGTTTCAAATACCTTGATGTAGTCGTCTAATAACGTACGCGCAGCCATTTGTGTATCACGACCTGCGCCTGTAGATGCAGTAGGGCCATAAGCAACGTCAGATAAAGCACGTCTAATGTAGTGCATAGACTCACCAGTTAATTGTGGTAGTTTGCTTTCTACAGGAACCATGATTGGTTTGCCAAATTGGTCGAATTGACCTGGCATTTCCATCATTTGCCCAGCCGTTTTTTGACCCATGACAAAAGGACGGCCTTCCATCTTAGCAATATTAGCCGCCGCAGCCAAAGTGCCTTCTGGCATACGAGCTAATACAGCAGATACGTCTTTATCTAGCGGCACAATTGCTTTATCCGCCGCTTCGTAGAATGGCTTAGACGCATCTCTACGCGCAACAACAGCCGCGTTAAGATCCGGTGTTATTTCTTTGATAGTAGACATACGCGCAGCTTCATCAGCCAAAGCTTTAGATTCTTGTACGGCAGGCGATGTTCTAGAAATAGTTTTTTGAAGCACTGCTTGAGCGCCTGGGGCTACAACTTTACCTTGTGCAAGGGCTTGTTGAGCAGTTACGTTATCACCAGCTTTAATAGCTTCTTGTAGCGCATTACGCCCAGCAGCGACGTTTTCGGGTGTTTCAAATGATTTACGAGCAATCTTAGCTGCCAATTGCTTAGGTAACTGGTTAATGTCAGCAACTTTACCCATGACGGCTGTGCCAGCGTCTACTAACTTATTAATAGCTTTGCCAGCTACTTGACCGCCAACTTCAAAAGCAGCGCCTTCAGCTACGTTGCCTACCGCACGGTTCATAGCTTGACCACCTGTTTCAGGTTTAGCCAATCCAAGAGCTACGTCAGCTTTGTTAAGCAATTCTTTAGCAGTAGCATATCCAAGGGCTGAACCAGCCACACCGCCTGTTACAGGGTTAATAACTACAGTTGGTGAAGCAATAGCACCAGCACCAGCGCCAAGCACACCACCAGCAACACCACCAAGCATTTCGGCAGTTGGGCCAAGCATTTGACGGGTTTTTACTAAACCAGCGTACAAGTTAGGACTAGTTTTAGCAAACGCTGGTAATTCAGCACCAACATTAGCGCGGGTTTCAGGTTCAGCAGCTACGGGCGCTGATAGACCAAATTTAGCGCGGATAGCACTTTGCGTTTCAAGGTTAGCGTTAGCAAAATTAGGATCTAAAGGCGCAAATTTGTCAAAAATAGCTGCTTTTGTAGCAGGATTAGCATTAACGTAATTTGGATCCGAAAGGATGTCTTGTAAGCCTGCCATATTAGGTTCCTAATTACTTAAGTAAAGGATTGCTTGTATCTACACCACCAGCGCTCATTCCTTCGTTTGCCATTACTTCATTAACAAACTGACCTTTACGAGCCTTCATTAAACGCAATACTTCTTTACCAGCTTCTTTACGAATTTCGTTTGGTAAGGATGCGTCTGCCAATTGACCTGCCGCTTCTTTGTAAGACGCAGTATCTTTATCAGACTGTGGGCCTTCAAAGCGCGGTACCATCTTAAGCGCCATATCAGCAATCGGTTTCAATTTAGCAATAGCAATTGCGCCTGGTGTGGCTTTACCAATAATTCCAACGCCAATATCAATTGCACGACCAGCGCCGCTACCAGTAGATTGGTCAATCAAACCGCCATCTTTAGTGACGCGTTCAAGTTCAGTAATAGCCAAACCAAGGTCTTTACTTTGTTGTTTTTGCAACGCAGCAGTCTTTTCAAATGTAGCGCTTGGTTTACCAACTTGACCTGGTTTGCCAATAACTTCACCAAAGCGATTAAATTGGGTCACGTTACCTGCCGCGTCAGTAAGAGTATTGGCTACAACGTCCGGGGCGTATTGCATATCTTGACCACGGCGTGTGGTGGACGCAGAAATATCTTGACCACGCATAGTTGTAGTTGCAGAAATGTCTTGACCACGGCGTGTAGTTTCTAGTTGAGCGCGTTCTTGGACTTTCATACCCATATCGGTAAAGAATTGCTTACGTTGCGCCGCGTTCATTGGCATTACTTGTTGAAGTAATGCTTGCGCTTGTGCTTGTGGAAGCTCGCCTTTTAATACGCTATCTTGCAAATGAGCAGTTACGTTCTCATTAGATGGGTTAAATACTAGATTACCAAACTGTTCACGTTGAATATCTAATTGTTTAGCTTTAGCGTCTAAACCAAGCTTTTTAGCTTCTAGGCCAAGCTTTTCTTGTTCACCAAGCGCTTTACCATACGCCAAACCTGTTTTACCGTATTTAATTAATTCAGAACGTGCTTCAGGTTTAGTTAGGTCAGCACTTCTAAGATATTCATTTAAACGATTTTGTTCTTCAATACCGCGGTTCATCTCGCCAATTTTCATGGCTTCACCAACCGCAGCTAACTGATTAACAGGTAAATCAATGTTAAAAGGTTTAACTTGAAGGGGGATATTTGGATCAATTGGCATATTTATTCCTTAACTTTGAACTGGGCCAATAAAGTTACTAGAGCCTTCTGTACCAGAGCCATATCCACCATAGTAGCTAGTTGGTTGATTATACGCAGAACGGTTGATCAATTGATTCATTTGATACCCGCCAATACCTTGACCAATAGCGTTGGTATAGGCATTAGCCGCGCCAACTTGACCTGCGGCAGTAGCATTACCTGCACCAGTAATGTTAGCAGCTTGTGAACTACCAAAAGAGCCTACATTGGCTGCTTGATTACTTGCGCCTGCTTGACCGATGTTAGTTAAAAATTTCAATGGGTCTAACAAGTTATTACGATTCATTTGAAACATATTTTGTGCGCGGTTAAATGCGTTGCTATATTCTTGCGAACCTAATTCTTGTCCAAATGCTTGACCTGCTCTAAGAGCGTTACCAGAGATCAAACCACCACGGGCAGCCGCAGTAGCGTTCATGGCGTTCATGCCTTCTTTAAGTCTAAAAGCATAGCCAGGGTCAGCTTGATACGCGCCGGGGCCAAAAGTAAAGTCTTGTGTGGCTACGCCACCAGGTTGAGTCATAGCAGACAATTGATTTACGGCGGTTGTACCCGCAGTTGTAAACGGTTGTTGTAAAGCTAATTGTCGATCTAGCGCTTGTTGTTGCGCTGCGGTAGCTTGATTGGCTGCATCGGCTTGTGTTTGTGCAGCGCTTTTAGAAGCTTGGGACGATAAAACGCCGCCAATTACGGCGCCTCCTACGATGGCTGTTGCGACTCCAGACATATTAATTTCTCCTTATTGCTAGGCTCAACGCCTGACGGTAATCAATTGTGATTTCTTCACCCAAATTACCGCCTTTACAACCGACGATAGGCACAACTGCTACCAAGTTTACATCACCATTATCTAACAAAATCATCTTGGCGTTGGGATTTTTTGCATGATTTGTAAATCTTCCTGCTGGCGTACGTTTACCAGCAATTCTAGCAGGCGCAATCACTTCGCCTGCTTCAATGTTTCCTGTGGCAAAAACGCCTTTGCCTTCAATATTTGAAGGAGATACCATCATCTTGTAGTTACCATACGGCATATCAATTTGGTCATCTAAATTCTGTACTTGCGCTTGTACTGTTTCTTGGTCAAAGCCGTATTCAGCAATTGCCGCGTAATAATCTGCAATATCTTTAGAATGATCAAAAGACAGCAATAACTGTTGATTTTTTTGATTCTCTTGCCAAGTAGCGCTTTTATCTAAAAACATCGTTTCTAGCTTTTCTATGTCGGTTTCGTCTGTTGCGTAGACGTTTTGCCAAATCATCGTTTCATGGATATAACCAATCTTACGCCCTGGGCCTGCCACAAACGTCTGAGGCGCTACTAGCTCAGTATGTGAGCCATCCTCGTTAACCATTGTTACGCGCCCAGCAAGCATGATATTTAGGTGCGTTGTAGTTTGACGATGACCAATTGAGAATGTATCAGCGGGGATTGTTACTTCACGGATATAAATGCTTGGGCCAAACCGATGCACCACGGGGCAGTCTGCCTGTGGTTGTTTTAAAAATTCAGCTTCTAAAACCTGAATCTTTTGTTCGGTGATAGCGGTTAATTGGGTCATTACGTAGCTTGCGTTTGTGCAGTTAAGATGCCATTAACAAAAGTCATACTGCCATTAGCGCCTAAAGCGGTTAATTTAGCAGTTGTAATCGTAGCAGTAATACCTACGTTTTGCGTAGCCATCGTACCTAAACCTAGATTAGTTCTAGCTCCTGCGGCAGTAGTTGCGCCTGTGCCACCATTAGCTAAAGCTAAAGTACCTGAAAGCACTACAGCCCCAGTTGTTGCGCTAGATGGAGCTAATCCTGTAGTCCCACCACTAAAAGAAGTAACGCCTGTATTGGCTATGGTTACTGCGCCTGTAGCCGCGCTGACTGATACACCCGCGCCCGCAGTTACCGAAGTAACGCCTGTGTTAGCAATAGCAATTGTGCCATTACCATTGGTAACGCCAATACCAGTACCTGGTGTTAATGTATTTTTGCTAAGGGTATTCCCTAAGCTGTTACCAATCAGCAATTGCCCATTGGTATAGCTTGTTTGACCTGTACCACCACGGTTAACAGCAAGACCGCCGTCCCCACCGCTGCCGGTAAAAATAAATAGGTTGTATAGGAAACGATACCAAGCAGGCGTAATATCGTTTGTTTCTGGGTCTAGAAACGGTGTCCTAGGCGCAGGGATTTTAGTAATATCTGGATTTGCCATTATCTGCTAGTCGGCGTTACTATTAAATTAGCGCCTGTAATAACGATTTTTACAGGGTCAGTACCAGACACTTCATAGACACGATCACGCAACTTAAGCGTCATGCCAAGACGACGCCAAAAGGCACGGAAACCATATTGACCAATCTTACCCATTTTTGTCCAATGTTCGTTAGACCACGTATGGCCGCCATCATCAGACCAACGAAGCATTGCTTCAGGGTCGCTACCTTGACCTAAATTAAGTCCTGGGCCTGACTCGCAAAGCAATTGCAAGCCATGTTGAGCCGTACGCATAGTAGTGTTTTGATTTTCAGGAATAGGACGCCATGAACGTAACCACTTCTGAATAACGCCATTATCTTCGTATAGTTCTAAGTCAAATGCGTATAAGTTGCCATTCTCATAGTCACCAACAATAGTTTCGCTATCAAAACTCATTTGGCATTGGGCGCGATGGCGGGTAAATGCACCGTTGTCCCAACCTGCACGTTCATGCCAAGCACCTGTAGATACGTCATACGCCCAAGTCTTGCCAGCAGTCGGAAACGCTAACACATAGAACGCATGACCTTCTTGCTGATAAGTGTAAGCAACAGCGTCAGAAACATCGCCATAGCTTTGAATAGCGAACTCAATGGCATGGGTAGAAATGCGTTTGCCTGTGTAACCTTGGTTGCGATAAACGATGCCATAGCCCCGTGGATCAGCGCCAAGCCAAAACAAGCTGTTATCTAATTTCGCAATAGACGATTTGGCAATACAACCGATCTCGTTATACGCGCCTTGAATTGGCGCTAATGGAAACGGTGTTGTGGCTGCGTCATACCAAACTTCAGTTGTGCCTGTACCAAATACCCATACTTCACGATTGTTTGATACTACGGCTACCACATTATCCGGTGTACTTTCAGCAGCCGCAAACGCTAATGGGTCAATTGATGTGCCATCAAAAATGCCTGTAACCCAAAGAATTTGTGTGCCTGGTTGGTTAAAGCAAAAGTAACCATCAATGTAACAGACTGTTTCCGCCCCATAAAAGTCAGGATCAGTAATTTGAACAAAAGTATTAGTTGTTTCGGTGTAAACGTACGCATCGGCGCCGCAAGCAATGAATAGTTGCGTACCATTGTCAGCAATAGATACTGGGCCTGTACCGCTAATATTACCTAATTTAGTAGCAGTAAAGTCAGGCAAAATCTTATAAAACTCATTGCCAGACGCTACATAAGCATCTTCACCATTAGTTAAATGCGTCCAAAGCCCACGAATAGGGCCAGTACCAACCGTAGTAAGTAATCGCAAGCCGGGCGTACGATTAAGAAAACCCCCTGTGTAGCCACCTTCAGGCGTGGCTTCTGGAAATAGGTTAATCATACGGTTATCCGCAGCGTTAACGCTACGAGCAACGTACGCTTGCCCTAAAATCGGCGTTAGCATTAATAATTACCAGCAAAAATGTTAAAGCGCTGACGAGTGCCAACAATGCTGTAAGGCAAAGACATAATGTCGTCAGGGTTATTAATACGCTTAAGATTGCGCTTAGAAGTCATCGCAATACGGGCTACATTAGGTGGTGGCTCAATACCGAATTCATTGGCAATTTCACACGCCAAGTTGTACTTGAAAGCACGTAAATAGCCAGGAGGCATCAAAATATTGGTAGATAAACTAGGAACACTCATTAGCTCGTCTACAGAAATAAAATGCCATTCCAATACCTTAGTAGGTACAGGATAGATGGTCATAGTGATATTTGGGTATTCCATGTTAATCCACATAACCTGTGGATAAGTGGAGGTCACTGTTTTAACCGCAATACCATCATATTGCTGTTGATTAATTAGTTTGATACCAAATGAAATACCATTAGCAGGGTCACGGAAATAAGTAGAGTCGTCAATCATAATTGGACGATTACCTACAAAGTCACCGCTAGGCCCAAGCGTTTGGGTCTTTAAACCGGGTGTCCATAGATAAGTCTGATCTTGCGTATTAAATACAGATAGACGCTCGGTATTCCACGAATCAATCATTTGATTGAGTGCAGTCAAAGCGTCTTGAGAAGTAGCAGCGGAAGGCGTTTCACCTTCAGCCAAAATACCTAATACGCGTAATGCGCCGTTAATTTGATCGTTGGCTGTATAAATCGCCATAGCTTATCCCTTACTCTGTAGTTTTACGACGTGTTCTTTTTTCCAGTGTATTAACAGGAGCCGCAATCACTTCTTCTATTGCTTTAATTTCTTCAACTACGGGCGCTGGTTGCGTATCCAGTTCGTAGCGTTTCCAGCCGTTTGACTCATCATACTCCGCTTCGGCTTCCATTGTAGCGACTTTAGTCCCATGAATGGGGTGTTTCATGTAAATTATTGGCATGATTTTTTCAGTTAGATAGGGAGCCTAAGCCCCCTATTTTTATGCAGCAGCAATAATTACCCAGTTTGTACCATCTTCGCAAACCAAAGTAGCCCATTTACCAGCAGTAGCAGCCAAAATAGCTGTTCCAGCGGTAGCTGAAGTCAAAGGTTTTACGTTAGATGAAGCTGAGATAACTGTATATGTACCTGATAAGTTTTTAATAGTAATCGTACGGCCGATATAGCTTGAACCGCTAGGTAGCGTTACTGTTACGTTAGCTGCCGAACCGTTAGCTACAACATAGTTCTCTGAATCGCCGAGTGTAAAACTTGCAGTTTTAGTTACAGGCGCGTTCAAATAAAATGCTGTAAGGGCTGGGTCAGAATACGCAACACCAACGGGTTGATTATTTGCCATGATTTTTCCTTAAAAAACCCGCCCCGAAGGGCGGGATATTACATTAAGCTAAACGGTAAAGAGTCCAAGTACCATCGCCTGTTTTACGAGCGCGGAAAGCTTGTGCTGTACCAGCAGTAGCAACAACAGTCATCAGACCAACCAAAGTCCAACCAGTGTTTGTTGTCAAAGTAATAACGCCAGATGTATTACCATCTACGTTAACTACTGAGAAATCAAACGAACTATTTGGTTTAGCGCTAGAAACTAGCGTATCCAAATCAGCACAAGTTGGAAGTTGATAAGAAACTGCACTTGCGCCTGGGCTACCAAGAAGGATGCCGTTAGCCAATTGAGCAGCGGTCAAAGTTACACCGGTTGTCAAAGCTATAGGAGCAGGTTGAATCTGTAAATCTACTTCAGTTAAATTGCCGTCACCAAGTTGGTAACCGCCAGCGCCATTAGGTAGTGCCATGATATTAATTCCTTAAAAAATATGTTAAAAAGCCCCCGCTTGCGCGGGAGCATTTAGGTTTAGCCCCAAATACGGCAAGCCATTGCTGGACGGATTGTGCTGTAGCCATACAATACGTCAATACGGCAAGGTAAACGGTCATTATTGATGTCGTACTGACGTACAACACGCATAGAGATACCGTTGTGAACTTGGCGGGAAGCCATGTCAACACCTTGTGGTAACAACAAATCAGCGGTCGCAAAAGTGATCGCATCTTTGTGGTAAACCAAGTTTTGAGCGTACTGAGTAGCAGAAGAACCTAACATCGTTACAGCAGCAGTAGCTACTGGGAATGAATCCACAGTTGCTAAAGCGTTAGCAGATGTATAGATAGCTGGGCTAACAGACAAAGTTGCAGTAGATGAACCAGATGCTGCAGCAGTTACGGTGAACTGTTGCAAGCTACCAGTAGATTCACGGGTTTGTGGGTTAACTGAGTATACGTTAGCGATTGTGAATACATCGCCTACGTTCCAAGTCTTGCTTGAACCTGTGAAGCTGATACCTAAAGAAGTAGTACCTTCAGTAGCTACAGTAGTAGTTACAGTGATGGTTGTACCCCAAGAACCAGTTGTGTGCTGCTTAATAGATTGGCTCATGTTAACTTCGTCGAAGCCCAATACACCCATGCCCATCATGCCATTCTTGAACTGACGGCTGATTGTGTCTGTAGGATTAAACAGACCTTTCATGCCTTCAACCAAGCCAGCGTTAGCAGCAGGGTTAACTGTAGCGTAACGTGGGGACATAACAGCAGCGTTTTCGTTCAGTTTTTGTTGAGCTTGCAACAAAACCAAAGAAGTAGCTGGAGTTGTACCAGGAGTACCAACTGAGCTATAGATAGCTTTGTAGCTATTAGCTACGTCAGCATCAATAGAAGAAGCCAATT